AAGGTAGTTGTATTTGTGTATTGAGAGTAAGTTACTGCACCATCTAAATAATAAGTTACACCAGATGTGAGGTATTGATCTCTACTTGTAGTTGTAGAAAAAATTAATGGGTGGTTATTATTTGAAGCATCACTTTGTTCAAACCTTAAAGTACCACCTTCAACCCAATTTACAGTTCCTGGACCAGTTGAATTTCTAGCTCCGTCTAAATAAAAGACGTTTCCAGTTCCTCCCCCGTATAGGTTTCCTGAAGCTACGGTTACTGTATAAGTATACTCTGCCATAGCTCCAGGACCTTAAATTATGCTAATCTTAATATAGCTGCCGAAGTTGTGAAAGCTGGGAACTGAATAGTAAATGTTCCAGAAGTTGCAGTCTTATCACCACCAAAATCTAATACAGCAACTGCATCAGTTGTGTTTGAACCACCATCAGTTGTTGTGTTGTAGATTAAAGCTCCTCTTGCAGTAAGAGTTACGTTTTGAAAAGATAAATCAGCAAAATCTGTAATAGCTACAGATGATGAAACTTTTACACCTTGGTTAACCAAAGCTTTACCGCCCGCTGTATAGTTAGATGAAGTTACTTCAGTATTCGATCCACCACCAGGGTTTGTAGAATAGTTTTCAGTTGATTTACCTAAAGTTGCAGAACTTGTGTACATCGCCAACTTGTAAGTATCAGATGATCCATCAAAATCGTGCTTTCCTTGTAGTAACTCTTTTTTAAAAGTGTCACATATTGCATTTGTTGTTATTGCCATAATGGCCTCCTTATTAATTTGTGTTTGGAGTAGGACTAGGAATTTTAACTCTTGGAACTCCATCGTCATACTCTGCTCGTCTTCTTCTACCCATTTGTTGTAGGGCAAAATTCTGTACTTCTTCATTGTACTTCTTTTCATATAGATTGTACATATCCATAGGGCCTTTTAAAAATCTAAAACACTCTGTAAGCACGCCATGTAATAACATAGATTCTTGATATTTTGCCAAATAAGTTTGGTTAGAAGATGTAAATTCAGGCGGATCTTTTATATAATTTATTTGAATTATATCTGCAGCGGCTGGGGTAGGAGCTACTATAATATTGAACTCATCCCAATTAGCAAAATATTTTGGAACTCCTTGTGCACCAGAACCATTAAATTCAGAAATAAAACTTGTATCTCTTTTTTCTAAAAAACTTCTTACACCACTTGAATCTATACGTTCAATAGATCTTAAAACTAAAACATCTGAAGGCATAGATACTGCTCTATTTCCTGCTGTAAAATTTGAATTTGCATATTTTCGTAAATCATCATAATCAACTTTACCTGCTATATCTAATTCAACGTTTCTAATAAATTCTTGTATTTGAGAATCAGATAATACAGTGCTACCAACCTCTGTATAGTTTCTTACTTGTGTTAAAAATTCTGAATGTGTTATAGCCATTATGTAATACTTACCTCCACTTGACCTAAATTCGATAAAAGTTCTCTTCTTCTATTTTGCAAAGAAGGATCTTCAGGAATCATACTATGAATGATCGAAGTTACTCCATTTCTTATTATTTCAAAATCTTGTGTTTTAAATGCAAAATCTCCAGGTAAAGATAAATTTGCAACACCAACAGATGCACCACCTGAATCTGATATTGTTATATCATTAGAAAACTTCACTGATGGTTGTTGAAATTTCATGTTTCTTGAATTTTGTAAAGCTATAGCATCAGCAGTATTATGTTTTCTTCGTATTTGTGGGTGCTTAGGTTCAAATTCTGATATGTGCACTAAAGAACCATTCCATTCCTTTACCATTTCCGTGTATGGAAATGCCATACCTGATCTGTCAGATATTGATTTTGATCTTTTACCTGTTGCGTATTTACCCATTATTTTTTACCCCCAGGACCAAGTGGTTTTTCAACTGTTGTTGTTTTTGTTGAGGTAACTTTTTTTGGTTTGTAGCCATACTCTTTCATTAATTTTAACAAGGCTTGGTTATCATTCATTTTTTGTGAAACTAAACCAATAGCATCTCTAGCTCCAAATCCTGCTTTTTTTAAAAGATATGAAAATGCTTTTTGTGCTAATGGATTTGCAAATAAATTCATATTATATTCCTTGTGGATAGAATGATTGAGGAGTAATAAAAGTTGAAGCTCTTTGACCATCTTCATCAAGAGCTCTTTTTAACTGATCCTCATAAATTAATTTATTTTGTTGAACTAACTGCGGTGCATTTTTCATTGCAAGATAATAAGCTAAGCCTGCCACCATACATGGTAAAAACCTAAAAACTACATCAGCTTCGTTTGTATATACACCTGCATCTTCAATTCTTTTTATTACGTAATATTTTAAGGTAGTGTAAGTATTTAAATCAGGTGCTTGATAAAGATATATTTTTGGAGTTGTTTCTCTCTCAACATAATATTGTGATGGTTGTCCGGTAGCTAACTTATTAGGTAACGCTGCATAAGCAGATCTATCAATTTTAGTTAAAGATACATCTTGCGTATTTGCATTGTTAGATCCAGCTGCTGTTGATGAAACAAAAGCTTCAAGAACATCACTTACACCTGCACTAACACTATATTCCGCCTGACCAGAAACAAGAGCATTTTCGTGTAAAGCTACTTTCCAAAGATGAATACCTCTGTTTGCCCATTCCGCAAATAATAAATTTAAACTAGTTCTAGCTGATTTAAGACTGTGACCACTTGTTGTAGTCATTCCACATCTTTCATACGCTTCTTGAATTATTTCTTCTATAGATAGGTCAAAACTAGTAGTCCCTGAAGTTGCCATTATTATCCTTTTTACGGTTATACAATTTCTTGGATTGTATCACTTTTTGACTAAATTTTGAAGACCTTAGACTTTTTGCTATATAATTTGGCGATGACACGTTTTTTCTTCTTTTTTTCATCTCTCGCGCCTCTCAATTTACCTTCAACTTGTTTTCTTATTTGTGATCTACCTATTGGCATTATACAATATCCTTAGCCTTTCCCATAATTGGTTTATATTTAGTTTTACCTTCAGATTTATAAGCCCACAAAAATTGTTTTCTAGGTTGATCAGATGTGTAACTACAATGTATCCATCCCGAGTTGGGTTCGCCTGGCGTGTAGAACTCGAGTATTAATTGATCAAATTCTAGGTTCATGAAAATCCAGTCAGCTAATTCTGCATTGTCTGTTCCCATACATTCAAAATCTGCCGCCTCAGCACGTGAATGTTGACTGGTTAAACTCGATCCTATAGCAGCACAAAGCTCTGGACTACGAAAACCGCTAGTTACTTTTACTCTGCCAAAATGATCACGTACCGGTTGTAAAATATTTTCACAAAGATCTTTTAATTTTTCTATTTGTCCTGCATTAGGATTATTATTAATACCCTTACGGATTGCAGTATCTGATTTTATAAGCTCCGAAAGAGTGAAATTACGACTCAAGTTCATTATTACTCCAATATTAATTTTTTAATTGATAAAGATCCATCAATATTTTCTTCTAACTCTGCCATAGATTTTATACATTGGTATTTGACATGTCCATCAATTTTCAAACCACGTTTTGCAACTCTCTTACCTTTCAAACATTCAGACATTGATGGCTGTATACGTGCTTCCTTAATTTCTCCTTGTACAATCATAAGTAGGGCTACCACTAACTCTGTCATACTACTTTACCTTTGTTTTCACCTTCCTTAATAACATATTTTTGTGTACCATTTTTACCGTGTTCAACAGATTTTTTTAAATTTTTTGATATACGTAATTCTTCATTCTCTCTATTGATCTGTGCTATGTGATCTAATACTTTTCTATTAATGCGTCCCGTTGCCATTTGCTCTTACCTTATCTTTTAATTCTTCTATATCAGCTAATGCTTTTTCTAGTTGTGTGTTTAAAAATTCTATATTAACTTTGTTTGTCATGTTCATTTCTTGGGTCTTTTCCATTTTTTCTACAGACTTATAAAGATCTTCGATCAAAAAATGTTGTTCTTGATCGGTCGGAACCTGTTCACTTCGTTTTAACAAATCATTTTCAAATAATTCTCTTGATGTCTCTAACGATACCAACCTTGAGGTCAGCTCCGTATATGCGAACACACCCATTCCAACGAGCACAATCAGGCTAGCAACCGTCTTCATCGGCATCTGCACGGCAGCCGATTCCGATATGTTGAGTGGTTTATTGGACACCTGGGCCTCCACATAAAGCTAGGACAACTAACATTACAATTAATGCACCTGTAAAATAATAATTCATTTTTATCTCACTCATACGTTGGACAAGATTATCAACTATTAACCCTGCCTTGTCTAGTGCCCCGAAAAATGTATATAACCACTTATCTATCATTCGTAAGTTTTATCCTCATCTCTTTCTTTTTCAAATCCTTCTTGTAACATTTCATTTAATGTTTTTTCTTTTTTTTCCATTTTATAGAACATTTTATCACTATCTTCTGTAACCAATCCGTTATCTTCAGCATCCCAGTATGTAGTTTGGACTTTATAGTCAGGCCAGCTGTTATCAGTAGTATAGCTATTAATGTGCCACAGAATACGATTATTAGGCTGAGCTGCAAAATTACCGTTATTAAGAGCCAATATATGCGCACACTTATGTTCTTGAGGAATTTCAGAATGTTCAACATCCAAAATATTAACATCTGGATGACCCCAATCAACTGTAAATAAATATTCTCCATGAATAAATTTTTTATTTAGACCTAGATATTTACCTTTTACACCAGCCAACCAATCAAACTTATGGACACTAGGCCAATAGCTGAAACAGTTCCACAATTCCAACTCGTGCGTCTGCATATCCGGCACATCGGTTCTATCAAATGATTTTTGGAAAAACGCTGAGATAGGCAAACGCCAAAAGCACGCCCCGTTTGGTAACATGATGTTAAATAAGATTGCACGCCCGGATATGGACGTAAGACCGAAGATAACACATTCTTCACTTTCTCCTTTATGTTCTTTAAGATCATATAGATACTCCTTCCTTACCTTACAATAAATTGGTGGTATATTAGCATTTAAATAAGACATCTAGCATTTCCATCTTCTCCTAGCTTGTCTAATTCTTGAGTTAGGATCATTTCTAGTTTTTGCACTTGCTCTTTTTAACTGACCTAGAGATCTTGCGCAATAACTTTTTCTCCTTTTGGCAGCTTTTGACCCAGGTTTAACATTCCCTGTAACTGCAGTTTTCAATTTTGATCCTGGATTAGCTCTTCTGTAAGCAGCTACTCCCGCTCTTGTCATACCCGCACCTTTTTCAGTGGGTCTAAAATTCTTTTTGTTTCTTGCAGGCATGTTATCTCCACCTCTTTTCAATTTTAACATGCCACCAAGAGCTTTTCTTTTTTTCTTAAATAAAGATCTTCTAATTTCATTAAATGTAGGCATATTAGTTAGTCTTTCCATATCTGCTCTCCAAGACTCCATGTTGCCTTCAGAACCAAGGCGTTTTCCTTGATATGGTGTTTGACCTTTTGGTCCTAATATACGTGTTTTAAATGAACTTCCTTTTCCTGTTTGAGCTTTTGTTGGAACTATTGCAGAAGTGTCCCCACTTCCAGCTCCACCACCTCTAATGTCATATTTTTTTACGCTTTGAGTTTGTTTATATCCAAAAGTCTTAGTAAATCTTTCTCTTGACTTTTTTCTACCTTTAGCATTTTTAATATTTTTTAAAATATCGGTAAGTTTTTTACCGGCATACTTACCGCCAGAAACTAAAAGTTTTATTTTACTCATCTTACGTAAATGTAATAGTTACACCCGGAGTTGCAGTTAAATCTAAATAAACACCTTCAGTAAATAATATTCCTGATCCTGGAACGTATATATCTAAACCTTCAGTTCCAAATTTAAATGTTGCAACCACTGTTCCTGAAGCTCCTCCGCTTTTTAAAACAACTGAAGAACTTGCTGCACCTTCTGCTTGAATATATGTAACTCTAGCTCTTCTAGTTGTAGGTACCATTTGAGCATCTGCTGCTGCATGAGCTACCGACTGGTCTGATGTAAAACTTCCTCCACCTGACATAATTTTTCTCCTATAGTTTGTGGCTCCCGAAGGAGCCACTAATTAATTATTACGCTGCAAATGCAAACGCACCAGTAACA